TTTCTTGAAATAAACATCTAGCAGAATCTGGATTACAATGAACTCCTTTTAAGTTCTCTAGTTCCTTCTGCATCTCTGAACCATTATGTTGTAACTCACACCAGAAGTTATACAATGGTTCGTATAAATCATTAACCCAAATTTCTATATCAGGGTATCTCTTTGTAACTTCTAATGCTACAGAACCACCACCTAGGAATGGTTCACGATATTCTTTATAATTTTTAAGATCAGGAAAGAACTGGAACAGTTTAGATAGTGCTCTAGACTTACCACCTGGATATCTTAAAGGTGTCTTTAAAGATTTACTTGTTATTGCCATTAGATTTTCAATTCAATCTCATATTCTTTAGCTACTTTTTTAAAGGTTACATGGCTCATGGTAGAGGCATCTGGTAATTCCTTTGTAGGAATCAACCATAAACCACTACTTTTATATTCTTTCAAATGAACAAATGCCATGTGTGTGCATGTATCTTTATACTTGACTCCATTATTTGCTTGTAATGACCATGTAGGTTTTTCTTGTTGAGAAGATTTAACCTGAACAGTAAGAAACTCATCCCCTTTCTTTAAAACAAAATCACTACCCCATATATCTTCAACAGGTTTATAAACTTCATACCCCTTCACCATCATAAGATTTTTAAACTTATCTTCTGCTAGATTACCTATAGCTTTTCTCCTACCTACTAAAATAAGCTCTTCAGGAGAAAAGAATGATGTCTTAAAAGAATTCTCAAGAATTAAAATTTCCTCGTATGCCTTTGCTCCCTTAATCAATGCCTTACCTTTATCAGCAGTATCCATTGATTTATTAACTGGAGCTTTCCAATGAGGTTGTTTAGCAATATGTAAATGCCATTTACTTCCTCTCAGAAAAATGAAAGCATCTTCATTAATATCAGTTCTATCTATCCAATACTTATTTTTCTTACTAGAAGGTTGACCTTTTTTCATTTCCACTCTACCCCCAACATAATTTCAGTTAAACAAGCAAGAGTATTAATCTCTTGGTCAGCAACAAACTGGATCTGATACTGATACTTTGCTATAATAATAACAATGTTTGGTATGGATCTACCAGTAGCATGTTCATACATTGTATCATAGATCCTTCTCATAATGTGATGGGGATCATGATCCATATGTTGAGTTACCCACTCCTTGACCAACTTATAATTACGATCCTTCATTGCTCTAATGAGATCATACACACCTATGTCTGCTATATCTGTTAGGATATCTGCCTCTATCTTACCCTTGGCTGCATGTCTCTGTGTCTCATTAAGTAACCTTCTCCAGTCAGGATAATATCTCTTAATCAGTTTAGCAGTAACCTTATCACTAGACTCAACAGACTCACTCTTAAGGATATCTCTGAGTCTCTCAAAGAACTGAGAACTTAGTTCTGTCTTCTCAGCATTATTAATCTTAAAATCAATAACAGTACATCTTGATTTGATAGGATCAATCAAACGATTAACGAAGTTACAAGTAAAAATAAACCTACAGTTCTTATGATACTCCTCTATTGCTGCTCTAAGGATCATCTGGACATCAGAAGTCATATTGTCTGCCTCATCCAGTATGACCACCTTGTGAGTCTTTGTAGAGGTCAAAGAGACTGTAGTAGCAAATTGCTTTACTCTAGTTCGGATAGTATCAATCGATCTACCCTCGTCTGATCCATTAATAATAATATAAGAAGCACCTAACTGATCACACAAAGCTCGAGCTACTGTGGTCTTGCCTATACCAGCACTACCAGACAATAAAAGGTTAGGGATCTCACCTTGATCTAGGAAACCAAGGAAAGATCTCTTTAAACCATCTGGTAGGATACAATCATTAATAGTCTTGGGTCGATATTTCTCAACCCAAAGGAATTCATTCTTCATCAGGAGTCATTTCAATAACACCACTTGATCTCATCTCATGGTATCGATTACGAATCTGGTCTTTAAACCAGGCGGATCTATTACTAGCAAGATCATACTTAACAAGCTCATCCAATATCTTAAGAAGATCTGCTTCTTGTTTAGTGAATGATATGTTTATTATTAACTTCTTTTCACTCATTGTGGTTCTAAAGCAACGTAATACTTTAAGTTAACATCTTGAGATCCCTCCCAATCACTAACCACCCACTCAGATAAAAGATGTTCTGATACAGATACCCTATAAGATGCTTTAGGATATACACGTAAGTTATCAACCTTCATATTAAGATCATACTCACCTGTAGTAGTAGCATTAGGAAGATCAAATCTACATGAGTTACTAGTATCCATCTCCTTATCAGAGAAGTTAATGAAAGAAGAAGTACCATCACTACAGAATGATAGATCCCTAAAACCAAACTTACCTGAGATATTCAATCCCTTATTAAGTAAGGACTTGTCCAGATCAAACCCCATATTTGAACCAGGAAATCTAACAGACTTATCAGGAGCTACCTTAAGGGTAATCTCTGGATCACTGTAATAGTATTTGATTGCTATGTTATTACCACGAAGAACAACATAATCCTCGTTACCAAACTCTAGAGTTGGATCATCTAAGATTCTTAAACCAGATAGAAACTGACTCAAATCATAGATTGCAAAGTCTTGTGGGAAGTATTCCTCACACTCATACTCTGCTAGGATGTTCTCTGCATTAGAGATAGTCTTAATGATGTTCCCCTTCTTGAATACTATAGAGGAATTAATTGTTGCGAAGTTCTCAAGGACTGAGAACGTCAGTTCTGATAAATGTACTTTACTTGTCATAATCTACGGAAAAGGCGGTAGCTCCAGTCTGAGCATTTTGATGAGCAGCAGTCTTGTCGTTAAAATGTAAAAGGAGTACAGCATAATGGATAATCTTAATGATATCCTTACGTGCTGTACCCTTTCTATCATACCTTGAGGCATATTTCAAAATGTTAGACCTACAGAATGCCTCTGCGTCACCTACTGAATCAATCAAGTCCAGAGTCTGAACATTGTTTGAGGAGTAGTGACCCCTGTACGTCCCACTAATATAATCTGAGACCTCTTTTAAGATCTCGTTCTCATTGTATTTCAACGGTTCCAAACGTATTGTATCTTATCATGATAACATTCAAATTCGATTCCGTCAAGACTTTTTAGCTTAATTTTATGTAAAGGACTGGAAGGAGCTCCCACCCCTTCCAAAATCATTCCAGACCTACCATCAGTCAAGGTAGCCCAATGTCCTAGATAACCGTTTTTACTCGCCATCGGTTTCCTCCTCTAGATCTACTTTAGCATCAATCTTATCATATAGATCAACAAAGGACTGCTTAGTCTCTTCATCAAATCTATTTACACATACTTGGATCGCTTTAACACGATTGTTCCAGATTGCGAAGGCACGAATGATGTGTACCAGTCTACGAGTAGAGATAACTTCATCGATACCACCATCACGGAATGTTCTACGGATGATATCAGACCAGTTGGAAAGATTCTCGCAGAACTCTTCATCAAGTACACCTAGATTAGCAGATACCTTCTCAAGGATCTTCTGCTCAGTCTTAGGAGTAGGATACTCTTGCTCAAAAGTTAAGGCGAATCGCTCAAGGAAGGCTTCGTTGAGCACGTTAGTTCCAATAAAACGTCCATCATCTGAACCCTTACCTTTTGTGTTTGCTGTTGCGATGATGTTGAATCCTGATTTTGGTCGAACGAACCTCCCAACCTTTTTAAGGAAAACACCTTTTCCTTCAAGGATTGATTGAAGGCAGAGGATTTTGTTTGAGGCAAGGTCGATTTCGTCAAGGAGCAAGACAGCTCCTCTGTTGAGAGCTTGAATAACTGGACCATCGTGCCAGACGGTTGCACCGTCAACAAGACGGAACCCACCAATGAGATCATCTTCATCTGTTTCTATTGTAATATTTACTCTAACCAACTCTCTACCTAACTGAGCACATGCTTGCTCTACACTAAGTGTCTTACCATTACCAGATAGTCCAGTAATGAATGTAGGATAGAACATTTTGGAACTGATGATTTTCTTTACATCAGAGAAGTTACCGAAAGGTACATAGTTTGGATCTTTCTGTGGAACTAGATTCTGCTCTACTGCTGGTGTTGCTGGTAGTCCTTCATAGACTCTCTCCAACTTCTCAGCAACAGTAAGGTTCCACTTACCTAGACCTACTTTAAAATCTTTTAAACGCTTGCTAACAGTTTGATAACCTAGATCAAAGTGAGCAGAAGCTTGACGTAACTGAGATGCATTGATCTCTGTTCCGAATTTTTCTTGTAAGTAACCCTTTATATCTTCTGTGGTTACTGGTGATGGAGCGAAAGGCATTGGATTTTGTTCTGTATGTTATAAGTATAATGGATTGTTTGGATTTTTGGGGAAGGGAAGGACAGTTTGTTAACTGACCATCCCTATGAATGAACTTAGGATCTTCTTGTTGTTGGACTTACTTCCTAGCATCTTCTTGAATGCTCTGGAAATATCACCCTTCTTAGCACCTTCCTTAACTTCAAATTCAACTTCAGTTTCTAAAGATTTATCCTGAAGGGCATAGAGTTCAGTGAATCCCATAGGATTAGGGATAACAACTGCCTTATCCTTCCTCCATTGCTTTTGTATATCATAGTAGTTTGAAGTACTGTAACGATGTACAAAGTTTTGTAAGTGTCCACCAGGAAGGATTCTAAACCCTACTATGTTAACACCAGGATTACGATCTTTAACTTGAGATATCAAAGTTGTTGTTACTTCTGTATAAGAATCACGGAATTGAGGATAAACTCTACCAGTCTTACGATCACGTAAAGCATTTGCCTCACCCATTCTAGAGCAAGATACTCTCTCCTCATCTCCATCGTAACTATAAGTTTTTCTACCATAAGTTATCATGCTACTCTCACCATCAGTAAGAATGCATACATTAACTTTCTCTAGATCATTCTCTTTCTTGAATGTTGGTATGATGCTATTGAGTGAAACAATTGCTTCATTCAATGGAGTACCTGATAATTCTAATCCTACTGTTGGTGAATAGAAACTATTTCTATGACCTTGATAAAGCCAAGCTTCTCTCCAAACATTGATGCACTGTCTCTCATAGTTACGTGCATTACTACGAGATGATATAAGATTAACCATGTTGAAATTATTACTATCAACATAGATTTCTCCTATTACAGGTTCAACTTCCTCATTGTCTCTTTCCCATCTATAATTACCAGGTGGAGTATTAGGATTGTTTTTAATTCTATTAACTATTCTCCACTCATTTGTGAAAGCATAAACTTCAAATGGAATCTGAACTTTCTTACAGAAGGCAGTAAGATTTAATAGCTGCTTAACAGTTGAATAGATTGTAGGAGCCATAGATCCAGACCAATCTAAAACAAATATAAGACCATGATTCTTACCATCAGGTAAGACTGTTATCTTCTTGAAAAGGTCTTCGTTATATTTGTAAGTGTGTAACCTCGCTGTGTCCAGTACTCCAGTCCTACTAGTAGCAGCACGAGCATAAGCACTGGCAGACTTTCTGCACTCAAATTCTTTAACAAGATAGTTTACCTCCTTTTGTGATTGCTTGCGGAACTTACGATACTCTGCATCAGGTGAACTGTAAACAAAAGATTCTACATTACCTTTATGTTCTGGTACATTCTTAGATACAAAATCCTTAAGATGTTCAGCACTTGCTACGAAATCTTTTCTACCAGAATCTATCCAATCATGTACTTCAGTCCAGTCAACAACAATATTGTTTATATTAAGATTTTTAGGTAACTCAACATAAGATATTGTACGACTGTTATAATTGTTTGCATTCAATTTCTTGGTTTGCTCATCAAATGCTTTCTGTGTACGTGATTGATCTGAGTTGTGATCACCACCTCTATTAGATCCTTGTGTAGTATCATCATCACCTTCACCTTCTTCTTCATCATCACCACTTCCATCAGAAGAAGTTTGATCAGTCTCTTCAGTTTCAGGTGTTGGTTCTGACTGCTGATTCTCTAACTCACCAGTTCCTTCTTTAGATGAATTGTTAGGTAGAGATTCTTTTGCAGCATTCTCTTCCATCTGCTTCTGATAAGCATATACTTCTTTTGCAATCTCAATAACTTCTTCAAATGTTTCTGCAGATTCTGCTTTAAGAACAAAGACCATTTCTTCTGCTGTAAATGGAATCATAGCAGTAGCACCAACCTTAGCATTAAGATTGATACGATCAATTAAGAGGAAGGTTTTTAAATCCTCACCACCAATCTCAAAGAAATCTCTATCATCAAGCTCTGCATAACCTCTAGCAAAAGTCTTAGTGAGACCAGGATACTTACGCTTCATCAATTTCTCGATGCGTACATCCTCAATCACATTGATATAATCTTTAGGGCAGTCTGCATCCTGTGTCCAATCATAGTTGGGTGTATATAATGCATGTCCTACCTCGTGACCTACTAAAAGATCATACACAGTGTTTGTAGCGAAGTCCCACTGTGGTAGTTCAAGTACTCTTCTCTGTACATCAAATGATGCTGTTGTGCAAGTGCTGTTATGCTCTACTATAAGGTTCTCAGTAGCAAGCAATCTTGCAAGGTTTCCTTTAATTTCGTGCTGTAGAGTCATGCTGTTCGTGTCTTATGTACCTATAATACATCATATTAGGGACACTTCAACCAGTAGTGTCCACTTTCTAAACCGTCACATTACCAGCAATGGTGACCCTGTTCTCATCTGTACTATGGAATGGATTAACCCCATGATGGATCCTAGAAGGGAATAGTATAATAGCACCTTCTGCTCCCTTGTCAACAGCCACGTTCTGTACATACACACCACCATAATGAGTAGGGTGTATAAAGTATGGGCATCCTGGAAAAGATTCTTTAGAAGTATTCCTATGGAAAGGAAGACTTCTTTCTTCTTCTAAAGTAAATGGTATCTTATGAAAGATAATATAACTATAGATCCCATAGTGATTGTGTGGTGGATTATATAGATTCTTTGAAGTAATGTTAACCCAAGGGTCATCCATCTTTAGATTCTCAAAACCTATATGTGGATGCATGACCTTAGCCATCTCAATCTCATACTCATCAGTATAATCCTTATACTGAACCCTATAAGCATTAGCAAGACCTACAACGTATGGTCTCAGTAAACTAGAAGCTTCTGGTATATTAAAACAATCATCCTGTACACCAGCAGTAGCAGCCTGTTTGCTCCTATCAGAATTAATAATAATATCATCTAATTCTTTTCTATGCTCAGGAGACATGAAGGTTTGTACGTAACCAGAACAAAAGAATGGTTGGAAATTAATATTCATTGATCATGCTATAGTTCTTAGGTTTCTCTACAGTAAGAGTTCTTTCAAACTTATCAGTCATAGATTCCTTATGAGATATCACAAATACATTTGTGCTATCATCGAAATTACGTAAGATCCAACCAAGGTCAGAAGAACCAGATTGATCAAGCGAGCCGTCAAAGATTTCATCGAGTATAAGAAGATTAGTGTCTACGCTATTCTTAAGCTTAGCAACGCTACGCCAAGTAAGCAACAATGCTATATCAATACGTGCCTTTTCTCCTTCACTAAATGACTCGTATGAAAACACATCTCTATATCTAGACTTAATAGTCTCCTCAAAGTTCTCATCTAAAGTAAAATTAACATAGAAGTCCATACCTTGTAGATACTGATTAATCAGTTTATTCATTGTAGGAAGGTATGTCTTAATGATTCTAGTCTTAATACCACTATCCTTTAATAACTGGCCAGCAACATGTAATGTATCTTTATCCTTCTTAGTAGAAGCAATAGACTGTTTAGTAGTATTACCAGTTTCTATAAGACTCTTAAGTTTCTCAAACTCTGCTTTCTTATTTGCAGAATCCTTAGTAAGATCATCTATCTCATTCTCAATATCTTTAATAGTACTTCTTACAGTATTGATTTGAAAATTGAATTGACTAATCTTTGAATTAATATCAATAACCTTACCACTGAGTTCAGTAAATTTTGTTTCTCTATTCTCCTCATCTATAATAGCAACTTCTAATTCTTTAAACCCACCCTCAAGCTCACCTATCTGAGTGTTACCTTCTTCTATCTTTACTGCTCTAAATTCTTCAGATAGATCCTGTGTACAAGTAGGGCATACATGATTGTCTTTAAAGAACTTATGCTCCTTATGACAATTCTTAATCTTCTGTGATACCTTTGTTCTAAATGAATAAAGTTTCTTTAACTTCTTAGATACATCTGCTAATTCCTGTAATTCTAATTGTAATCTAGCAGCTTCTGTATTCTGAACCTCTATTGCATCCAAAGAAACTTTCTCATCTGCATTAAGTTCCTTTATCTTCTCCTTCTTTCTATCAATCTCACTCTGTGTCTTCTTCTCTATCTCATACATATAATTCTTTTGAAGTTCAATCCTTTGTCTCTGTATTTCAAATTGACCTTCTAAGCTCAGCAGTTCTTCTTTATTCTCTCTAACCTTAACACGTAAAACATCATTCATAACAGAGAAGATTTGAATGTCTAAGATATCCTCAATGATCTCTCTACGTTGTGCACCAGGTAATCGCATGAAAGGAACAAACGTAGATGATCCAAGTATCACAACCTGTGTGAATGACTTGTACGACATTCGTAGTATGTTCTGTTCTAGATTCTTCTGCTGTATTGCTACTGTATGATCCTGATCTAAAGGTTGTCCATTCATGTAGATGATAAACTTGTTAGGTTTAATACCACGTACAACTGTATACTTATTATTACCAATATGAAACTCTACTTCAGCAATACAATCCTTCTCATTGATACTATTAACCAATGCAGATTTACTAATCTTACGAAACCCTCTTCCAAACAAAGCAAAGGTCAACGCATCTAAGATGGTTGACTTACCTGCACCGTTATTTCCAACGATAAGATTAGTTTTAGCTCTAGTTAAATCAATTTCAGAATAGGTATTCCCAGTACTAAGGAAATTCTTCCAACGAACCTTTTCAAATATAATCATAAAATACGTGGTGGAATAATCAAATCATCTTTAGAATAGACAACATAATTTGTTTCTTGATGGTCACAAGCTTTCATTATAGCACTTCCTTCAACTTCTTGCACGTCAAGTTCAGGAGTTGATGGATCATTTAACTCATCTACAAGATAAACATATCTCTCAGCATCTTCCTCTGCCTCAAACATAGGCACAACCTGTTCATCATCAGGTCCAGTCACAGAAAAGACCTGTTGTGGTTGTCCAGCTAGAGTGAGGATAAACATGTTCATACAACCTCGCATGACTCTATGTATAGAGATTGCATCAATTTCTTTAGATCGGTTTTGTCTACTGCTATCTCTGCTTCATCAATATATTCATTGAGAAGAGTTAGAGTATCCTTAACATTGATCTCAACATCTTCATCCAAGTCAGTGTCTACAAGGGTTTCTACGATCTTAACATCATGAACTCCCGACTGGTATAGTCTATCTAAAATAGAATCAAACTGTGAGTAATTAGTCTTCTCCTCTACGATCAATTTTATAAACTGATCAGCATACCTTTTAGTATCAAACTCACTATAATCATGCTCAACATCATTATAGTATATCTTACTGAAGATCTCATATGGGTTCTTAATGAATCTCAACCTATCAGTCTCTGTATCATAGATATGAAATCCTCTTTGATCCTTGTAATCGTTCCAGAACATCTGATAGGGATTACCTAGGTACTGGACATTACTCTTCTTAGATCTATGATGGAAGTGACCTGACCATACACGATCAAATCTATTAAACTCTTTTATAGTACGTCCACCATCAAAATGCATACCAGGTGTAACCTCAAACCCATCTATCTCTAGATGTCCAGCACATATATCAGCATTGCTATTGTTTATAAACCACTCAGATCTATCTACATTAGCAGTATTAATCCAAGGCAACAATAGAAAGTTCTTGCTATCAAATGAGAGCTCATGTGGTTCACTGTAGATCTTGATATTATCGTACTGTTCTAACAACAACTCAGGGGAATTAATATGACTACTATTCTTATAGTATGTCGTATGATTCCCTAGAATCATGTGTACATCATATGCTCTAAGTCTGTCGAAATAGTTAGTCTTAATCCTTGCAAAAGTATTAAAGTCCAAAGACTTTCTGTTATCAAATGTATCACCCAAATCAAGGATAGTGGTGATACCCTCTCGTTCAAGAGTAGGGAAAAATATCTCATCATAAAATCGTTGGAAAAAATTCCAAAAGTGTACTGAACCTTTGCGACCATCTAGGTGCTGATCTGTAATGATAGCAAGCTTCATTTTTTAGTAGTATTGCTACGTGTCCTGTTTATAATTGAAATAAATTTATCACCAGCAAATGTACCACCAAGACATACATCAATCTCATCACCATCTAACCAGTTCATATCACCATTCATTTTAGTATGAAGCATGGCTTCTTGAATTTTGTCTATAACGTCTTGTGTTAATTTCATATACTGCTCTGGTATCTGGATATAATTCTCTCATCTTTTGTACTACTGCTAGTTGTACTTCAAGGAGTTCCATATGGTTTTATAATAATACGATTGTTTTTATAGTCTGCTATGAATTCAAGTGGAACTTCATGATCCCACATGAGTTCTTCATACATTGCATTCAAACGATCCATGTCTTCCCATAGATCATTCAGATGTTGAGGTAAGTGATCTTCTGGTTCGCTCATCGGTTCATTTTGATTTCTATGTTTTCTTTAATACTATTCATATCAGACTTAGAAGCATTTAGACCTACAACCCCAGTATCATCAACATGCATTACTGTAGCAGAATCAGAATGATCTAGGATCTTTTGTTTGATCTCTAGTTGCTTCTTCTCTTTTTGAATACGTCTCAAGAAAGCATAGTATATGATCTGAGTGAAGTAAGCAAAAGGATTAGAAGATTTCTCAGGATCAAAGTTATCGATATACTGTAAGCAGTTCTCTATACCATCACAGATCATGTCTTCCCTAAAAGGGTAGTTAACAAAGTTAGGCTTGTATGATAGGTGGGTAGCAATCTTTAGAAAGCACTCTCCTATGTAGTTAGGTACTCTTGGTTTATCTTTTTCATGTTCTCTAGCATAGATGACCCTCTCTCTATAGACAGTCATTGCTTCTAAGAGTTCCTTGTTGTTTACATAGTACTCAGTTTTTGCTCTCTTAGCCATATCTTTCTAAATCCTGTAAGAAGTATAGCATACCTATGTACAAAAAGCAATGTTTAAGATTCGTAACAATGCTTGACGGCGATCCAGAAACCCAGTACAATTCACCTTGTGGTGGTTCAAAGGAATGTTAGCTAGTTTTAAAGATCTTCTCTAGTAACTTTCTAGCTTCGGGAACGGATCCTACATATCCAGGAATTATTTTATTTGGATCCACTGGAGCTTTGCCTTCATTTATATGTTTATTAAGATGCTTTGCTTTCTTATCTTCAGAAACACATTTTAAATAGAAAGCTCTAATCTTTTCATCACACTCAGTCATAGTTAATATATGTTTTTTGGGAATAAAAAACGAGTCATCAAAAGTTGAGTGCATCCATTCAGTAAGACCAAAACCTTGAACCTGAAGCTTCTTATGTTTATGTCTTACCATCTCTACTTTCATAGGCTCAAAAATCAGGACGACCTCATCTTCAGGACAATTAGATATCCTACAGATGATCTCTTCCCCAGAGACAAACTTGATAGTAGCAAAGAATTCGTCTTCCATTATTGTAGATTTATTCTGATGACTTCATATTTAAAGTTCTCCCCTTTATAGATGTTAACTCTTTCGTCTAGATGTTTAAGTGTGTAGTTTCTACCACCTATATCATCAGCAATATCATATAAGGTTGCTAGTTCTTTACCTTCTCCCTTCCTAAGTACTCTACCAATGGATTGTAAATTTCTAATACGTGATTTACTGGGAGATGCGAAGATGATATTATGAAGCCGCTTAATATTAATCCCAGTACTAAAAGTACCGTATGACGCAATGATAACTGCATTGTCTTCGAGCTCCGTGATCTGTCTTACCTCCTCACGATCCTGAACATCAGTACCGCCGTGAACAAAAAATAGTTTCCGATCAGAATCTATAGAATTATTTATCAATTCGTGCAACGGTTCACCATGCTTTTCGATATAATTAAACAAGACAAGCGTGTTACCATCTAAGTCTCTTACCAAATTCTTGATGAGGTTATTACGACCTTTGTGACTGACCAAGTAATCAATCTCATCTTGGTATGTCTCGAAACCCTGAGCTGGGTGTTTACAAAACAGGATTTTGATCCTAAACTTAGAAAGGTATCCAGACTTGATTAGATCATCTGTCTTGGTTACTTGCTCACATGAACCAAAGAGTCCTTCCAGTACCCACTTGTGGGTCTGAGTACCATCCAAGGTTCCAGTGAAACCAAACCTATACTTGGCGTTATGTAGTTTGGTCATTATACTTGTTAATGACTTGGCTTTAAATAGATGAGCCTCATCTCCAATAACACAGTCTATATCATCAAAGTACCTCTTAGGAAACTTATGAATCGATTGCCAAGTTGATATAATAACATCTTTATTCGTATTCTTATCCTTACCACTGTAAATCTTATGAACATGAGACTCAGCATCCCAACCATATTCAATAAAGTCGTTGACCATCTGCTCAACCAGACTAGTAGTGGGAACGATGATCAGCGTTTTCTTGCTGGAAGCGGTGTAGTATCTGACGAGGGAGTAGATCATAAGAGATTTACCCGAACCAGTAGGAGATAAGAAAAGCTTTCTATTATGTTTAAGAGCCTCGTACACTGCCTTGTATTGGTAGGGACGGGGTTTTATTTTGGATATTTTATCCACGAAGGTCTTAACACCACGAGGTGAAACGAAGTCGTTTACCTCTCTAACCTTACCGTATGTCTCGTTGCCTACGTGCTGTATATTATATCGATGCTCATCAGCCCATTCCTCTAGTTGATCATATAGACCATGATATAGTTCTCCTGTAGCAGGTGAATATAAATGAATCATTCCATCCCAGTACTTATATCTGGGATTTCTTTTTAGGAACTTTGCTTCTGGTACTTCAAATGAAAAATAATCCGCAAGCTCATGATGAACATGCTGATCCCCATGAACCTTTATGAACACTTCATTCTTTTTCTGAACTACTATATCAGTCATTAGTCAGTCCCGTTAATGAACTTTTCCCATTCGATTGCTGACTTGATCTGAAATCCTCTATTAGATACTTGCTTCATTACACAGTCAAGAAAGTATAGCATCTGATCAATGTACTTTACCTTAGCTTCGACATTGATAACATCACTGTCTGCCTCGATATAAGTTTTCATTTTATCTTGAGTAGATATCCTACCACCAAAAGGTTTCTCAGCATATACTTTAGCATCTGCCTCGCCACCGTAGTATTCTTTTTTCTCCTTGACTATCCTACGAACCTCAAACTCTAAAGACGTTTTGATCTGTTGTAAGTCAATGTAATGGTTTAAATATTTATTGTGCTGAAAAGGGATCTCTAATGCTAACTTCCC